TCCGCAATCTCCGTCCAGTTGATGCTCTTATTCCACCCGTTGATAACCTCCGTGATGTCCGTAAGACCCATCAGGATTGTGTCGGCAATCCCGGTGAAGTTAATGCCGGTAAAGATCTTCTGGAACTCTTCGCCGGTGCTCAGGCCGAGCTGCCTTGAAGTCAGACAGATGGTATTGAAAAACGCATACAGCGCTGCGATCACTCCGTTTATCCCGGAAAGAATGGTATTTCCTAAAAGCGGCCAATCCATCGACTGCACGAACGCGTTGAAAAAGTACCCCCACCACACGCCGAACTGTGCCCAGTTAAACGTCGTAATAAAGCCGTAAAGGAAATCCAGTGCTGTGTTGATCCCCTGCGCCAGGCTCTTTCCAAGATCAACCGCGAGGCGGAGGTTGGAGAACACGCCGTTTAAGATTTCCGCAAGGATCTGCCCGGCCTTTAATGCCTTCTCGCGGATCTTGTTCCACGGGATCTTCTCAAGCTGATCCGCCAACATATCCGCAAGCGTATTTCCGAAATCAAAAAACTGGCCGTTCTTTAGCATGTCGGCCAGCTTCTTCATCTGTGCGGATATCGGCGATTCTTCCAGCCCGGAAAAGCCTCCGCCTGCTCCTCCGCCTCCGGATCCTGTGTCCTTCTTCAGAACGTCCAGATCGTCGAATTTTGCAAGGTTGTTCTGCGCGGACTTGGCGGACTTTCCGGTTTTATCCAAAGCTCCTGCAAAATTCTTCTGATTGGCAATCAGCTTCTTGTATGTTCCTCCGCCTGTCAATGCTGTGAAGAACTGGCCGAGCAAGTTGATGATTGTCGTAATGTATCCGATCAGTGTAGTCAGCACCGGGACCACCACGCTCAGGATTGGTGCGAACGCTGACACGAACGCCCCCTGCAGCCCGGAGAGCGCCGTCTGCATCGCGCTGATCTTGCTGTTAAAATCGCTGTCGTACTTGGCGTAATACTCCAATGCTGAGCCGAGTCCGCTTACAACAGACTGCAATGCTCTGCGGATGATTCCGAAGATCAGGACTGTTTTTGCAAGGGTCAGAACGCGCTTTCCGAAATCCCCCATCATGTCACCGGCGCTCTTTCCGTGTGTCGTGACCGCTTCCAGATTGCTCTTTGCTCTCTTCAAAGCACTTGTGAGCGCCCCAGATAGGGTGCTTGCCACCTTTTTGGCCGCGCTTCCCATGATCTGGAATCCGCTCTGTGCCTGCTTTCCAAGACTGCCAAGCGCTTTCTCTGCGAGCCCGAGAGCAGATGTAAGCGATGCCCCCGCCTTGCTTCCTGCTGCCGTGCTCCGCTTCTCCATCCTGAGCATCTGCGTGTCCCACTGCTTCCCAAGGACGCCCTGCTGTGCCTGTGCTTCCCGGATCTTCTGCGTGAGCGCATCGTAGGCCGAATCTCCCGGCCCTGCCTTGTCCGCTCCGGATGCTTTCATCGCATCTCTGGATGCCTCCAGTGCTTCCAGTTTTGCAAACGCGCTGTCCTGCTGTTTTTCAAGGCCTCCGAAGATACTGCTTTTCCCCTTTTTCTGTGCCTTGTACATCTTTTCGGCCAGCTTGTCGATTTCATCTTCTGTCTTTTTGATCTCCTGCTGGACCGCAGTGAACTGGCTTGACGGAAGGACCTCGCGCTGTGCCTTCATCTGGCTGATTTTCGTGGCCAGCTTGGACATCCTGTTTTCCAAGGAAAGGATCTGTGCTTCCGCTCTCTTGGTCTGTATTTCTGTATCAATTGTGATCTTTCCGTCTGCCATTTACTTACCTCTGAATCTGTCGAACGCGTCTATCTTCGCTTTGTCCTCTGGCGTCAGCTTCTTTTCCTCCTCCTGCTGGTCGAGGCCGTAAATCCTGTGCGCTTCCTCGATTGCTGCCTTCTCTTCCGCAGAAGCCTTCGGCCCTGGCTTTTTCCTGCGGATCTCGATCACCTGCAGGAATGAGGACCGCCTTGACGGAAGGCTCCACAGCAGGCCGCAGAACGTCCAGAAATGCATTTTTTCTTTCGAAAGGTCAATTCCATATACCTGACGGAAATCTGCGAAAATACGCCATTGGTCAACGTTGTAGTCCACAAGCTTCTGCTTGCTCCGCTCCTTCGGTTTCCCGTCCATGTTCCAGCCGGATAGAAACCATGCAAGAAGCTCTTCGAACTCCCCCGCATCCTGCGGGTGCGGCCTCACGCTCCCGTCTTCGCTCTGAAACAAAAGAAGAACGATGATCTCCCACCGTTCTTCCTCAAAAAGGTCCGGATCCTCCAGCGCAAGACTGATCCTGATCCCGACCCGAAAATCCGTATTTATGATGTAGCCGTTCCACTCTTCCGGAAGGGCTTCCAAAAGCACGTTCATTTCGTGCCGTATTTCTTCTTTACGGCTTCAAAGTGTGCATTGAACAGCTTCTCCATGACTGGAGTCACCATCTCAATAAAGTCCGCGTACCATGTCTCATCCGGTATGAAGTCCGGATTGATTTCCCTGTTCGGTGCCGTCATCCTCTCCACAGTCCCCGCTCCGAACATCTCATCAATGTCCTGTCCAAGATCCTTGCAGTGCTGCAGGTGCAGATCGAACACGGGCATCATGTCGTCAATCTCCGGATTCTCCGGCAGCTTCCCCTGCATGGCATTCGCCTGCGCATGGAACGCCTTCTCCTTTGCCTGAATCTTCTTGATAACATTACGGAACCGCGTTGCCGTTCCTGCGTCGGAAGTGTTGATTCTGAGAGTGGTGATCTCTTTCCCATTCTCATCCTGCACTTCGATCTCCTCGTATCTTTTCCCAAACTGTAAAACTTCGCCCATTCTAACCTCCATATGGAAAAGGCCGGGATCTGCTCCCGGCCCTCATCTGATCTTCAATTGCACCGGTGCAATTTACGCTGCTGCAAACGTATATGCCCCGTCGGTTCCCACTGTAACAGTCCCGGTTGACACGTTGCCGTTTCCCTTGATCTGGATCGTGCTCTTTAAGGACTCGCCGCCAGATCCGCCTACGGAAGAAATCGTTACCACAACCGGGACCTTGATGCACGGCCCGGACATGGTGCTATCTCTGGCCGTAAGATCCGTCTTGTAGAAGCGATAGTAGTAGGTTTCGCACTTCGCTCCCGTCGGAAACGTCTTGGACAGATCGTCGATTGCCTTCTGCAGGTCGTCAGAAATGTACTCACGCTCCGGCGACAGGGAGAAAGAGTACCCGGATACCACGGAAGACTCCGCTTCCATGTTCACGTACTGCTTGGAATCAACCTTCGGACCCCAATCCTCCGTGAGCTCGGTATACCCGTTTCCCATCTCTACCAGCTTCTCGGTTTCTCCTCCGTTCAGGGATCCGACATCGAGAAGCGACACCATGTTTGTGCGGCTCTGTGCCGCCGTTTTCTTTTCTGCCATAATTTTCCTCCTTATGACTTCCTGTACTGCACTCTCAGGTTAATCTGATAGTCTGCAGAGCCATCCTGCATCAGAGCATTCAAAAAGGCGTTTGACTGTCTCTCAATTGAAACAATCTCGCGCCCGTCTGTCAGCTCCGGATACTCGGAAAGCTCATATTCTTTCCCGTCAATTGTCACCTTCCGTCCTTCCATCCACTGACCGGCTCTGTCCAGTGTGTCGGCAGCGTCAATCTTGTCTTCGTCGTCCGTAGGTGTGTACCGATATTTCAGCATAAAAGAGCACTGCCCGACAAAGGCGCCCGAAATGTATTTCTTCAGGTATACGCTTCCGTTCAGCGGGAAAATTCCAATAACTCCGGGTGTAGTCATCAGATCTTCAATCCTGGTTGTGATCTTTCTGTTTGTTACCGCCGGGCACTTCTGGAGCATCAGTGCTACCGCTCTCGTGATTGCCTTCTGCTCTTCAATGTCCAGCACTTGCTTTTCATCCTGCATCGTGACCTCCTGCCACTCTTCTTGTTCCCTTGATCCAATGGCTCATATAGGCCTTCTTTGCCTCATCAATCCAATGATCTGAGGTTCCTTCTGTGTGGTATTCCAGATGCTTCTCTGTTGGCGTTTTCGGCCCCGGCCATCCATGCCATTGCCCGTACTTATCCATCCATCCGGATGCATTATGCTGAGGATTAACATACAGCACGCCCTCATACAGGTAATGTGCGTATGGTGTGCTCCATTCGATGCGGTATCCTTCATCCGTGTCAATGACATGCCCGGACTCTCTTAGCGTGCCCTCTCTGAATGGGACGAAATCGTTGCTATTCTGCAGGATTTCGTTTGCCAGCCAATATTCCGCCGTATCAAGATTCCGTGCGAAGCGATTGATATCTATCTGGATATTGCAGTCGAACGCTCCGGAACTGACCGACTGGTTGTAAATCAGCCCATGCAGCCTGCTTCTTATACTCATGCTCCACTCACCACCCAATGCGGAATCAGGGAGTAGTGCTCCGCCGTGCTGGCCTTATAGGTCATCCCGATATTGGTACGGAGAAAATTGAGGAAGCCTCCAGCATAATCAGCATCCGCAATTTCTCCGACCGGCACAATTACATCTCTGTTCAGATCCGCTTTTTTTGTAATAACAAAAATGCTGTCCTGGCAGAGTGCAAACGACGATTCCGGATCCTGCTGCCACTGCTGCCGGCTGACCACCTGCTTCGGAAGGTCCGCATCGTGGATTTTAATTGTGCAAACCGTTGCATTCGCTGTTCCGTCTGTTCCGGTCGTCAGCTTCTGCGTAAGCTCCACCCTGACCTTCTCCAGTCTGGTTCCATACCATTTTCTCGGGTTCCCTAGCTCTCCGCCTGTTGAATTGTAAATTACCGCTTCCGCGTCATAACCGATTCCCTGCATCAGATCCCCCAGTAAAGGTAATAGAAGCCTTTATCATCGCCTACCATGGACAGGTATACCTTCGCGATATTGTACAAATACCGGTTCAGCTCCTTCTCTCCGCCTACGATGGCCCTGTCGATCTCCGAAAGCTCAAAACTCACGGATTCCCCTCCGGATGACACACTCTTCAGCACTCCACCGGAGGCGCTTCCGCTAAGCTCTTCCTTCCGCTTGTCGATTGCCTTCATCTTTTCCGCTACCGCGCAGCACGCGCGTTTGATGCGCCCAAGGTCCGTCTGATCGGACGGAAGATTGTCCACAAGCCTTTTTCTGGTGATGTAATTCAGAAAATCGGATGCACGCTCTGCATATTCCGGGAACTCATCCTCTGACAGGGCTCT